TGAAGCCATATTTGATGCAGTGGCAGAGTATGAGCCTGTAGCTATAGGTATAGAGAAAGGTATATCTAAACAAGCAATTATGTCACCACTAACAGATATGATGAAACAAAGAGGTAAATTCTTTAACGTACAAGAACTTTCTCACGGTAACAAAAGAAAGATTGACAGAATAGTAGCAGCACTTCAAGGAAGGTTTGAACATGGTGCTATTAAACTTAATGAGGGAGATTGGAACATTGAGTTCTTAGACGAGTTATTTCAATTCCCTAACCCTCAAGTCCATGACGATTTAATTGATTCATTAGCCTATATTGACCAGCTTGCCAAGGTAGCTTATTACTATGACTTTGAGCAGGACAACTTTGAAGTACTAGACGCAGTCTCAGGATACTAAAATATGAAAAACAATGATTACAAAGACCAGAAAGTAGAAGATTGGGTCATTAATAAATGTGAGCAGTGGAGAGACCACTATCAGACTAATTATTCCGATCAATTCGATGAGTACTACAGAACCTGGCGAGGTATTTGGGATAAGAGTGACTCTATGCGTGAGTCAGAGCGATCAAGGCTTATTGCTCCTGCTACCCAGCAGGCAGTAGAGTCTTCTGTAGCTGAGATTGAAGAAGCTACATTCGGACGTGGTGCATTCTTTGATATTCAAGATGACCTACAGGATCCCAATCAAGATGATGTAGAATTACTTAAGAAACAACTAACCGAAGACATGCACTTCAGCAAGGCTAGAAGCTCGATTGGGGAGTGTTTAATTAATGCTGCTGTATTTGGTACTGGAATAGGAGAACTGGTCTTAGATGAGGTTTTAGAGCTTACAGCAGCCTCTCAGTCGGCACTTGATGGACAAATGACTGCTATTGGTGTTAATAAACGTGAAAGAACGATTGTTAGGCTTGATCCTATTATGCCTCAGAACTTCTTGATTGATCCACTAGCAACCAATATCGAAGATGCCCTAGGTGTAGCTATTGATAAGATGGTTCCACATCATCAGGTACAGCAAGGTATAGACTCAGGTATCTACCGTGATGTTGAAATAGGTTCAGCTCCTTCAGAGTCAGAAATAGAAGATGCAAGCAAGATTGTCTATTCTTATGATGATGATATGGTTAGGTTAACTAAATACTATGGCCTAGTACCTACTGACTTAATCAAAGAAGCAGAGCTTGATGAAAATGATGAACTTCAAGATTTGATTGAGATTGATGAAGAAGCTGGTAGTTATACAGAAGTCATTATGGTTATTGCTAATAGTACTACTATACTAAAGATTGAAAAGAATCCTTACATGAAGCAAGATAGGCCTGTAATAGCTTTTGCTTGGGATCGGGTACCGTTTAAGTTCTGGGGTCGTGGTATATGTGAGAAAGCTTATAACTCCCAGAAAGCCCTAGATGCAGAACTTAGGGCTAGGATTGATGCACTGGCATTAACAGTACACCCAATGATGGCTGTAGATGCTTCTAGGATGCCCAGAGGTGCTAAATTAGATATTAGACCTGGTAAGACTATTCTTACTAATGGTAGTCCAGCAGAAGTCTTACAACCGTTTAAGTTTGGTTCTATTGACCAAGTTACGTTTGCACAGGCAGCACAACTACAACAAATGGTGCAGCAATCTACTGGTGCTATAGATTCTGCTGGCATTCCCTCTCAGATAAATGGAGAAGGTACAGCAGCAGGTATTTCTATGGGCCTAGGTGCTATCATTAAACGTCACAAGCGCACTTTGGTAAACTTCCAAGAGAACTTCTTAGTACCGTTTATCGAAAAGTCTTCCTGTAGATATATGCAGTTTACGCCTGAGTTATATCCAGTTAAAGACTACAAGTTTATAGCTACAAGTTCTCTAGGTGTAGTTGCTCGTGAATACGAAGTTACTCAGCTAGTACAGTTGCTACAAACTATGTCACCTGAGTCACCTGCTTACCCACTATTGATTGAATCGATTGTAGGTAACATGAGCTTGACTAATAGAGATGAGATTATTAATACTCTTAAACAAGCTGGGCAACCTAACCCAGAACAGCAGCAAGAAGACCAAATCCGTAAAGAAATGGAACTTGCTATGGCTACTGCATCTTTAGAGAAGATTAAAGCTGAAGCAGCAGAGATTGCATCTCGTATAGAACAAAACAATGTTGAGACACAGCTACTTCCTGTTGAAGAAGAAACCAAGCGTATGGTGGCTTTAGCACAAGCAGAACCTATGGAGAAGTCTGAGTTCGATAAGCTAGTGACATATGCTAATTTAGAGCTTAAAGAAAAAGAATTAGATTCTAAAGGCGATATAGTTAAGATGCAGATGACTGAGTGAAAATAAAGCTTGACTTTTAGTAAAATATGTGTTATAATAAAAGGTATATAAAGTGGATAAAGAATTACAAGATTATTACGATAACTACTTCTCTTTATTTCAACATCCTGGTTGGAAACAACTGATGGAAGATTTAGAAGACACAGAAAGTTCTTTTAATATTCTAAACCTTAAAGATGCTAAAGAACTACACTACGCACAAGGTCAATTAAACATACTCAATCAATTATTAAACTGGCAGGAATCTATGAACATTGCTTTTGATAGCAATGAGTCAGAAGCGTCCTATCATTCAACTAATTTGCAATAAAGGAAAATCATGTACAGATTATATGAGTTTTCTTGTGTAAATAAACACACTACTGAAGAACTTATCAACCCTGATGTTAAGGAAATAAGTTGTTCTATATGTGGTGAAATGAGTAAGCGGTTAATCTCTCCTAGTCGTTTTAAGTTCAACATTCATAATGATCGTTGGGCTAAACAACATGAGAAGGCCGCTATACAGTAACTAATTCCATAATACCCTATAGGTACGGAGAAATCATTAAATGGCTATAACACAGAACCCTCTTGATAAAGAAGAAATTGTATTAGACGAAAACGAAGAACTTGTATCGCTGACTGAAGAAGATAAGCCTGAAGAACAGGAACCTAAACAAGAAGCAAACGAACCTGAAACACAAGAAGCAGTATCTGATATTCCAGAGAAGTACAAAGATAAGTCGCTGGAAGATGTTGTTAGGATGCACCAGGAAGCTGAGAAGCTACTAGGTCGTCAGAGTTCAGAAGTAGGAGATCTTAGAAAGTCTGTAGATGAACTACTCAAGGCGAAAGTAAATGAAGAAGCCGTTAGTACAAAAGAAGAAGAAGAACCCGAATTAGACTTTTACGACAACCCAGGTGAGGCGGTCAGAAAAGCTGTAGAGGGTAGCAATACAGTAAAACAGATGCAAGAACTACTTGTTAAGCAACAACAGCAAGAAGTTCTAGGGCAGATTTCTTCTAAACATCCGGATTATGAAGGTGTGATTAAAGATCAGAACTTTATAGATTGGATTAAGAAGTCTGCTGTTCGTACTGAGTTACTACAACGTGCTGACCAATATGATTTTAATGCTGCTGATGAACTTCTTTCTAATTGGAAAGAGATCAAGGGAGTAGTTGAAAAGACTGAAAGTCTTAACGAGAAAGATCGTAAACTACAGGTGAAAACTGCATCAACAGGTGGCAAGGGTTCAGGTGAACCAGTGTCTCGCAAAGTCTATAAGCGTTCTGAGATAGTTAATTTAATGATTAACGACCCCCAGAAGTATCAAGCCAATGTTCATTTATTTGATGAAGCTTATGCTAACGGGAGGGTAAAATAACTAATATAAAAGGAATAGTAAAATGGCATTAGGTACAAATCATGTAACCACAACTACTGCGGCTACTTTCATCCCAGAAATCTGGTCTGATGAGATTATCGCATCATATAAAAAGAGTCTAGTTCTCGCGAACCTAGTTAACAAAATGAACCATGTTGGTAAGAAGGGAGATACAATTCATATCCCTAAGCCTACTCGTGGTGCTGCTTCAGTAAAAGCTTCTGAAGCCCAAGTTACACTTATCGCAGCAACTGAGTCTGAAGTAATTGTTAATATTAATAAGCATTTTGAATATTCACGTTTGATCGAAGATATTACTGATGTACAAGCACAACCATCATTAAGAAGTTTCTACACCTCTGATGCTGGCTATGCACTTGCTAAACAAGTAGATGATGATCTATTTGCCTTAGGTAAGTCTTTTGGTGATGGAGATGGATCAGATTGGACTAATTCTAATAGCTATTACATTGATGGCGCTAACGGTATTGCTGCGTACGCAGAAGACACTGTTGCTCCTTCAGACGTATTTACTGACCTAGCATTTAGAGAGTTAGTACAAGCACTAGATGACAACGATGTACCAATGGAAGGTCGCTTCCTGGTTATACCCCCAAGTGTGCGTAACACTATTATGGGTATTGATCGTTATCAATCTTCTGACTTCGTAAACGGTCGTGGTATTGAAACTGGTAGAATCGGTACTCTTTATGGTGTTGATATTTATGTTTCTAGCAACTGTCCAGTAATTGAAACAGCCGCTGCAAACACTGCATCTACTGTTGATATTCGTGCTGCTATCTTAGGGCAAAAAGAAGGCTTAGTCCTTGCAGAACAAATGGGCATCCGCTCACAAGTTCAGTACAAGCAAGAGTACTTGTCTGATTTAATAACTTCTGACATGCTTTACGGCACTAAAGTTATACGTCCAGAGTCAGGTCTAGTTGTAGCTATACCTAACTAAGAGTAGTTTTAATGTATGAGGGTTGCCTTCGGGTAGCCCTCTTTTTAAACATAGGATTCAATTATGGCAAGGGCTTTTGACAAGAATATCTTTTCAGCTACTGAAGCAAGAGAAGACCCAGCAAGTGATACACTATTTGTTAATGGCGATACAATAGCTGGACACACAAATCAAGCACCCGTTTGTAGAGCAGTTTATGTAGGTGGTACAGGCGATCTTAAAGTAACAATGGCGCAGGGCGCAACAGTAGTATTTCATGGTGTAGTAGCAGGCAGTATGCTGCCTATTCAATGCAACCAGATATTTACTACTGATACAACGGCAACTAATATTATAGCTTTGTTTTAGGAGCAAAGAATGCACTTAGGTATTAATATTACATTATCAGAGTTCACAAAAGTCCTAATAAGTGCAAGTGGCCTTTTTCCAAACAGTCCACTAACTGAAGATTTTACAATAGAGGGTGGAGTGAATCAGTTAGCCCCCTCTTGTTATACAATTAATTCTGGTGTATGTCTTACAATCACCACTAATTCATGTTTTGAGGTTAATTAAATGAGCGATCTGAAAGTCTGCGCTAACTCAGCAGGTACAGGAATAGTAACATTAAAATCACCAGACACTAATACAGATCGTACTATCTTTCTTCCTGATAGAGATACAACGTTAGGTGTTACACCAGCTCAAGAAGCTGTTTTAGAACATTTATCATATGACCCTACTGAAGACCAGCTAGTATCAGATATAGCTATAGAAACCACATTGAACTCCTTGTTCCTAGGTGGACAACACAAGATGTCCTCTGGTGCAGAGAATGTATACTTTACTAATTTAACATCTGATATTAACTTTTATCCTGCTTGGGGTGGTCTTAAGGATCAGGCAGTTGTTGCTAACCAGGGTTCATCTGGATACATAGCTCCCAGTGGTAGGGTATTCAGTGATATGTTTAGTTTACCTTTAGGTGGTAGCCCAGTTTCTGGAACTGCTACGGGGTATGACGGAGATAACTTCTTTGCTGTTAATATATCAGGATTAGGAATTACTACAGTAGCGGCAGAAGCTGTGCCTAGTACAGTTAAACTACAATATAGAATTGTTGTAAATGGCACAAGGGTATACTCACAAACACTACCAAGAGTTGCAAGTGCAAGATCCACTGCTTCTGCTAATATAGCTGTTGGAGATACAATCCAATGGTTCTTTGACCACCCTGTAGATATTGTAGCAGGTACAACCCTAAGAGCAACCATCATGAAAGTTAGGATTTCTGATGATGTTGAGTTAGGAGTTTTTCAAGTACAGCAAGGCGATACAGTTGACCCTAACACTGGGTTATTACGTTATCAAGCGACAGTTTCTAACAGGTTATTCCAAGATCATGATTTAGAGTTCTCTGCTTATTACTTTAAAAGCCAAGCTATGGACTTTGGCTTAGATCCTACAGGCTCTACAGTACTCCTAAGAGATTTAACTAAGGCCTCAACTGAAAGAGTTTTAAAGTCTTACCCTATAAACCTTTTAGAAGCTTCTGCTAATGGCAGTACAATTAGAATTAAAATCAAAGATGGTGCTAAGGTCATAATAGATTCTTTGCCTGTCGCAGGTGCTAGTATTAATGGAACCCTTGTTAACTCAGTATTGAACCAGGCTGTCATAGCACTTAATGGTATATTTACTAATACAGCAGGTTTCTTAAGCACTGATACCTTTGTAAACTCTTTTTCATTAAGTGGTAACAACCTAGTATTAGGATTAAATGATGGTGTTTCTTACACTGTTGATGTCACTTCTCTAGGAGTTGATGAGAATAAGTTTGTATCAAGTGGCGCATTATCTGGAAGTAATTTAAACTTAACTATGAGTGATGGCTCTGTTGTTACAATAGACGCTAGTAATATGGTTAACGGCTCTACTGGATTAGCTACTAGCTCAGGTTGGTTTATTAGTTATGGTACAAATGCAAATGACGCAGTTGGTACATCAACTAACGATTCTACTATTAATACACAATTACCATTTTACTTTGGTGAAGCACTAACTCGTGGTGCTGAATTCAAATGGAACTTTCAAAGTAATGGTGGTTCTAATTTAATACTAGGTATTTGGGATGGTGCTGAAAGTCCATTAGCTTATAACGCTGGTTCTGTAACTGCAAGTAACTGGGGTACTATGTTTTTATACGCTGGTGGTTTTACAGCAGGTTCTAATAGTACTTTACTAACTACCAACTCAGGTGCTAAGTATGTAGTATCCAATGGTGATCCTGTAGGAGTTAGATTCCATACAGACGGACATTTATCTTTAATGGATTTCACTGGTGGTGGAGAAGTTGAAATAGCTAGAACCACTATACCCTTAACAGTCACATCCTTTAATCTCCAAATGCATACATGGGCTAATGGTGTATTGCCAAACGGCATCATCAGTAATTCTGATTTTATATGGGACATAGTCCACGATTATGCTAATACTGAAGCTGGCGTATTGAATGGAGTTTTGAATCACACTGTATTGAAAAGAACATTAAGCCTATCACCTGGCGAACAGTATATGATACCTTTAGATAAGCAAGGTGCAGGCGAGACTTTTGGTCTTAACTATACTGGTGCTTATTCAGGCGTGGTAACTGCTGAGGATGATTTAGAGAAGTCATTTAAATATCAGACAAATGAATCTATTATCGCTGATATAAACTGGGCGCATAATACAGCGGCAACTGGCTACTTTGTAGCGGGTGGTACTATTGACAGCTATCGTGTTGGTGGTGCTGGAACTGAAATAGGCTTATTAAGCTTAAGATACATGACAGACAATACCTTAGAGCTTTGGAGTGAGGATAATAATGAACGTATAGCAACGTCTGTGGTACACCCAGATGGAAGTGCTGTCTATTTACATTATGGTCTGAATGGCAATACTAATTATTCTGGTATACCTGTTATAACTAAGCAAACTATTGGTCAAGGTTCTCAACCAGATGTTAACTTTAACCCAACTGTAGCTAATCAAACAGTAACTATTACCGAAGGAAATGTTCTTAACTTCCAAATTATTACTAGTGACAATATAGTCAATCAATTCGTAGAATTAGACGCACCTTCTTGGATGACAATCAATCAAGTCAGTGGTGTCTTAAGTGGTACTGCTCCAGCCCATACTGGTACAAGTGCTGACACTATTGTAGTTAACTGTAAAGCAGGTAACGCCATAGGTGGAACTGTAGCCTTCACTGTTACTGTCACAGTTGCACAAGCTGCTTACACTAATAGTTTATCATTAAACTTTAATGGTACTAGCCAATGGCTTCAGGGAAATCCTTTAAACATAACTGCCTTGGATCGGGCTACTAATGGAGATGGGAATGCTTGGTCAATTTCTATGTGGGTCAAGCCTACCGGAACCACCAGTACTCAGACCCTGTTGGTTTATGGCTTTGGCGATGACTACAATGGAGGCGCGATCACAGTTAAGCAATCTGGAGGCACGTCTTTAGTACTTAACTATGGTACTGTTTATAACAATATCATTAGTGTAGGCTCAAATGCTTTCAACACAAATGCTTGGAATCACATACTTGTAACTTTCGATGGTGGCACTACAGGCTCCGTAGGCAGTGAAGCTAACCTTTATTATAGTAGGTTTAAACTCTTTGCTAATGGCGTTCAGCTTAGTACAGTATCTGTAGCTTCCGGAAATGGTTTTGATGGTGTACTGAATGGATCAAATCCATCGGACAACATCTTTAGGATAGGTAGGGCAAGTAATGTCCATAATAATTACTTTGACGGGGTTATTAATCAGGTTGGTATCTGGGATTCAGATCAGAGTGGTAATATCTCAACTATCTATAATAGTGGTGCGACACAAGATTTAACAGGTTTAAGTGCGTCCCCAAGCCATGCCTATGAGCTAGGCGGAAGTATTACTAGCGTATCTGATGAAGTTGGCTCTGCTACCCTTACCGGATACAACTTTGTAAGTGGTGATTTGGTCAGCGATAGTCCGTAACAGTTTTATTAAGGGAGAGTTTAATTGGCAATATTTAGAGGCAACGGTGGGGCAGGAGATGCAACCGATGATATATCTCTCAATGAGGTCGCAGCAAAGGTAACTGAAGCCTCTAGCTCGGCTACAGATGCAGCAGCATCAGCAGCGGCAGCTTTAGTTTCTGAGAATAATGCAGCAGCCTCAGCAGTAAGCGCAGCTAATAGTGCCTCTTCTGCATCTGGCTCTGGAACAAGTGCCTCAGAAGCAGCTGCAAGTGCAGCGGCAGCCTTAATTAGTGAGAATAATGCTCAGGCATCTGAAACCGCTTCTAGTAATTCAGAAACAGCATCTGCTAATTCTGCTACAGCATCTTCTAATTCTGCTACAGCATCTTCTAATTCTGCTACAGCAGCATCTACAAGCGAGAGTAACGCCTCATCATCTGCTAGTACAGCAACATCTCAGGCCACTATTTCAACAACTAAAGCAAGCGAAGCAGCAGCCTCCGCGGCAGCGGCTCTAGT